TTTTGTCCAAGTTTAATATGCCAGTCTGCTGTAAATAAAATCATCCTAATAGTTCATCCCCAGGTGTCCATTCACACCCTGTTAATCCACCTGCTTTAATGCCTTGTAAAGTTCTAAGAACTTCATGAGCATTTCTGCCTGTGTCAAGTGCGTTAACACTTACATGTTGTATTATATCATTCCTGTCAATAATATAAGTAGCTCTAAAACATACTCCTGCCTCTTCATGTACTATTCCTAGTTTAGAAGATAATCCTAAGCCGCAGTCTGCCGCTAAAGAATGTTGTATATTTCCTATGAGTTCATTGTCCTGTTTCCAAGCTAACTTACAGAACTCATTATCTCCACTAATACCGATGACATTAGCTTCCTCTACTAACATATCCATTCCCGCAATTTCTGTTGGGCATATGAAAGTAAAGTCTTTTGGATAGAAGTATATAACTGTGTAATCTTTTTTCAAAGGTTCGTACTGTTCTGTGACAGATACTGTTACAAAGTTATTATCTTTGTCTACACCCTGCAGTGTAAAGGCAGGGAACTTCTCTCCAACGCCTATCATGATACGTCAAACTCGCTAGAAATATCTTCTGATACTTCGCCGCCTTCTTGATTGTTAACTCTTCTTAATAGTTCAAGCTGAGCGTCTGCTGTTGGTCTAACAAGAATTTCGTCCATAGACTTAAGTCCTGAAACTAATTCTTTTTCCCAATCTTCCATTTCTCTCGGCTTACATTTAAGAACTGCTAATTGATATTCTACATTGAATACCTGTGGACCAGTTTTCTTTCTCTTGAAATGAATGTCATAACCAGTAACTGGGTCTGTTGGGTCTCCCAACTCTTCCATTGCTACTATAACTTGGTCGAATAACTTTCTTTTTAGATTAAGAACTTTTATAGATTTATCGGCGTAGTCAATACACTGAACGGCATAACTCCATCCACATTTTAAATCAGGGTAAAAGTCGCGAACATGGTCATGTTCTACATTGTTGAATGTTTCAGAGTTTCTGTCAAAAGATAAGCACTCCATAGGAATGTTTTTGCCATTTTCTCCTTTAATCCAGTACACATATCTAGGAAGTAAATCTCCTACCAGTCTTACATGGTGGTCTTCTTTACCTGCGTAGTTATATGTTTCTATTTTGTTTTTTTGGGCTGAGCCCTTGGTTTGGTTGAATCCAATTGCCATTTTATTTCTCCATTGTCTCCTCGAACATAAAGGTAATCCGATCATCCTTTATATCAAGCAGTCTGTTATTTTTTATAATTTCGTCTGATATCGGTGATAACAAACAGTCTAGTGTGGTGTCTTTAGTATTCACATAATCATGATAATTGCGAAAGGATGCAACACCTGCATACTCTACAACTTCTCTATCACTAAATGTGCGTCCAACTTCAAGCAGTTCTCTCGGATTTTGGAGATACGACTTGCCGCCGAAACGATGCTGATAAAACTTAAAAGTCTTATCATAGTAATTTTTTGGTTGAATCTTATAAGTCATAATGCGAAGGATTTGTATTATATCATCAACACTTCCTTCGCTTACTCTCATTATCTTATTCCAATTAAATAGTAACATATTATAACAAATTTTTGAACTCGTGTCAAGAACTATTTTTGTCTTGTCTTAAGTCATTGTGACGTGACTGTATTTTACCTATGTCTTCTGCTGCCATTGTAGCATGAACATCTGCTTGAGCCATTTTAACTAAACTACCCCTGAAAATATGTGCGCCACAATGCATTAACTCTACTAAAGGTAATGCCCAAATATCAATTCCTAACTTAGTACAATACTCTGAAAACATATAATCTTCTGAAAGATATCTACTTTCTTCGTTAATTATACAATCAAAAAAAGCTGTAATTTGTTCTCCTAATTTAAACTCTCCCTCTCTTAAATGATCTGGAGTGTATAACAGTTCGGGGTGGGCTTCTGCATATTCTTCAAAAACACTTCTTTCTATAAACATAAATCCTGTTGCGCCTTCTTTAATTTTTATAGGCTCATAAACAGGAGCTACTCCATCTGGGTAGTCTTCTGCTCTAGGATTAAATGCTATATCTCCTGCTACTTGTTCTAGCTCCCATGGGGTTTCATCAAACTGTCCTGTCTTAGCAGCTTTAAGTACTTTTTCCCACGCTATTGCTTTTTTAGGATATAATCCACAAAAAACTCTAAGTTTGTCGGGATTTTCTGACATTAGGTGCAACATGTACATAAAGTCCATAGCACTCCATCCAATATCACTATCTATAAAAACTAAATGGGTTGCATCACTTTTTAAAAAGTTGTGTACACAGTAATTTCTACCTCTTGTAATTAAAGACTCGTTGAATAAATAATATAGTTGTGATGGTATGCCTTGGTTTTGCAGTTGACTTACAGTTTCTACTAAAGATTTTGTATAAATGCCATTGCACATACCTCCGTACATAGGAGTTGCTATAAAGATTTTCATCTTTCGCATTTCCTCTATGTTTAATTGTATTTCTTGACTCATAATATTTTTACCTCATAATCCTGTTTTATGTAGTAACCCATTCTAGCATTGGCCTGACGGGTTGCTGTTTTTCCTTTTAAATGTATATCAACCACTACTGGTTGTATTTTTCCTTCTTGTTCTCTTATAACTCTGCCTATTAACTGTGTAAGAAGTGGCTCATTGTTAACTGGCGTTCCTAATACTAAACAACTTAATTCATTTAGTGATATTCCTTCTGAGAAAATAGACTGTGTTCCAAACAATATATTCTTATCTTCTCCTTTAATTTGTTGCATTGTATCCTCTCTTTCTTGAAAATCCATATCTCCTGTAATTGATACTGCATTATCTCCTACTAATCTAGCACAAGCTTTTAAAAACATTACTCTATCTGATACTACTAGTACATTGTGTCCCAAGGCAGCATACTTAGAAGCAATCATAGCTACACTATGTACATATTCTTCTTTGTAAGCTAAGTCATTAATTCTTTCTGCCCATGGTGTAAACGACCCGTCTAAAAATCTTATATCTGATTTTACTATATGTATAGATGGAATAAGGTAATTCTCTTTAGGCGGTTTAAAAACATTGCTCCCAAAATAATCTCTAAAAACTACATGTCGTCCATCTTTACGCTCTAATGTTCCTGTCAGTCCTATCTTATAACGAGTAGGCATTTCGTCTACTATACGCGTAAAAGTAGGACTACTAACATGGTGCATCTCATCTAAAATCAATGTTCCAAATTCTTGTTTTATGTCGTCCATTTTTCGGTATAAACTCTGAATATTTCCGATAACTATAGGAGCATCAATCTTGAAGTCTCCACTACCTATTCTGCCTGGTTCAATTCCAAAGCATTTTCGTACTTCTTTTTCCCACTGATTTCTTAAGTTGGTAGTGTGAGTAACAACAAGTGTTTTCTGACCAAGCTTCGCTGCGATAGCTAAACCTGTAAAAGTCTTTCCCCAACTTACCCAAGCGTTAACTATAGCATTATCATTAATCTCATCATGAACCGCCTTTTGGCTTGGTCGTAAATCAAACTTAAAGTCTGCATGTTCTATCGGCGACTCAGTTCTCTTGTCTACTATTTCGTAATCTTCTGGGATTAAATCCATTCTTCCGATAGGTATAGAAATCAAACCTTCTTTTATAAAACGAATTGTTTTAAATACTAAAGGGGGATCTGAAGGTATACGAGGAGCAATAGTATAAGTAAGTTCCTTTTCTATAGAATTATGTAACTCTTTAGTTACACTCATGTATATTCTGTTACTTAGAACTGCTTTCATGTATCTTATTTCTTAAATTTGTACTAGAAAAAGAATGAGCTCTACTAGTGTAGAAAATCTCGTGTAATCCTTTGCCAGTAAACTGTTTATCTGTCCAATCCTCTCCTACAAATCTAAGATGTATTGGTGTTGCTTCTAGTAAATCTAATAGACTTTGTTCTGTATCATAGGGAACAATTTCGTCAATGTACTTCACTGCTCTTAGTTGTATATATCTTTCAAATACTGATTGTACTGGCTGATTCTTTTCTTGTCTATCAATGCTCGGGTCTGTTTGTAGCCCTACTATCAAATGGTCACAGTTATCCTTTGCTTCTTTAAGCATTACTATATGACCTGCATGTAGCAAATCAAATGCTCCACAAGTAAATCCTATTGTTTTGTCCATTCTTTCCATATTTTTTGATTATGTTTTTTGTTTATATCAGAGTTATTGTCCCAAGGACTAGACCATCCACATTTTCTTTTTCTATTTTGTATATGTTGTGGTATATAATCTTTCATAACTACTCTTAATAAATACTTATAAGTTCCTGTAGAGTAATCTTTGTGCATTTTCATTTTGGTTTTGCCATCAGATTCATAGATGTATCTAGCAAACTCTTGAGTTAAATATACAGGCCTGCTTTCCATACCAAAGAGTCCACAAGTTTGGTCAGCTGCTAAAGCATTATTTTCACTTGTTATCATTAAATCCATAAATAATGTGGAATTAAACCCTTGTTTATCTGATTTAAATACTCTTTCTGTCATCCAAGGATATCTGTTAGGAAAATCTTTTATCCAAGAAGAATTATACCCTTTTGTATATCTTTTAGCATGATGTTGGTATCCACTAAAAAATTCATCAGCACTATCCCCTGTTAGTACAACTTTACATCCATCTTCAGAAGCTGCTTTAGCAAGTGCATATCTAGGTCCTCTTCTGTTATTGTCATTCCATAACAAGTTATTTCCTTCCATCCATGCTTTACCATACTCATTTCTTTGTTTTTTAGTGAGAGTCACTACTTTATAAGGAATATTCCATTCTTTACAGGTTTGTATAGCAAGAGGAGCTTCGTCAGCAAATATGTCTTGTCTATAGCTGTCTCCTTTATCGTCCGAATATGCACAAATATATGCAGTTAAGTCTAACCCCATATCTTTTACTACACCCAATGCACAAGTACTATCTAGTCCTCCGCTTAAGAATATAGCTGTTTTTTGTTTATTTTTTGCTACTTTTTGTATTCCTTTTACAAGTTCATCTTTGAACTGAGTTTCATTAAAAGGTCTGTTCTGTATTCTATAACCTCCCCATAAATTAGTGCCTCTTTTTAGTTTCTTTGATACTGTGCTATACTGGTACATTTGACCAGGTTCTACTTTTCGTATTCCTTTAAAAGGTGAGTCAGAACCCGTCCATATAGGGTTACTGAGAAACTTATCGGTAAGGTCTTTTGGTTCAGTCCCTTTAAAACTAGCTAAACTAGTACTCACTGATATTCCTCCGTTATCATGTTTTATCCATAACGGCTTTGCTCCAAAGTGATCTCTTACTATGTCCATATCGCCTGTTTTATAATCCATAAAACAAAAAGAACCATGCCAATTAGTGAACTCTATAAATTTGAGTCCATACTTTTCATATCCTTCAGCTAAAAACTTAGTATCATTAGGTATATTGGAATCATACATTTCTCCATTGAATACCATTATATTCCCTTTACTTGTTATGTAAGGTTGGATTTCTCTTTCTCCTGATATATCTAGCAATACATGTGCAAAAGTTAGGTCGGATAATCTTATAGTTTCACCACGAGCGTCGGGGCCTCTAAATCTTTGAGCATCAATATACGTATCTGCTTTATTATTTTCTGTTGTTACAACAAATCCGCACATTAGTACTTCTTCCAGTTTATAATCGTATCTTCCCTTATATCTGCCCACTTATTAAATTCTATATCAAACATAAGTATTCTACCACCTAGCTTTTGCCTATCATTTAAAGCACGCATGTCCATACCTCTAGTATTCTCAGGTAAGCATGTCATCTCTCTTTCTTTTGTTTCACCTGTGCGTAAGTCTTCGTATTGAACGAGGACTACACCATCTTCTAGATTCTTAATTAAATCGTCTAAATTTTGCGCCATGTATCTTTTTTCCTTTCTTCAGTAAACTCCCATATAGCATAAGGTATTCCACTCTTGTATAGAATACCTGCCCATGTTTGTTCTACTCTTGGTGGTCTAGCAATAGCAAAAGGAAAAGGAATATCCTTTATCCATACTACTGCCGCCACATCTTTTTTAATAACTTTTTTAATTTTGTGATACTTTAAAGGTGCTGTATCAAGCTTTTCATTATAGAAATAACATCCGTTAGAGTCTACAAAGTGTTTTCCTCTATGTTTTAACATTGCTACTTCATCGTCACATTGATACTTCAATGGATAAATACTTTTCATTGGAGTCTGTAGTCTTCTTATTCCAAGACTTTCTCCTAGCATATTTCTATCATCAATGACTTGGTCTTCAAGCCATAGCATATTGTCCAGTTCCTCTGGCTCTCCATGTATTACATAAACTGGATATTTAGTCATTCTCACTCCTTGGTTGTAGCCATGTTTTTTCCCAAAACTTTGTTACTTTGTCGTAAGAGTTTATTCCATAAGCACAGAAAAATACCTGCTCAGGCTGTACTGTTCTAATTGGTTTACCTAAATCTAAGTTTATTATATTTACTTTTTTACTTCGTAGTTCCCACTCTATGCAGGTTCTTGCCCCTACAGGATAATACCTAGCCCCTGAGTATTCCCATCTCCATTCTATTCGTGAAGCCACTAAATTACCTAACCCCATCTGATGAGTAGTACCTAGTGTTAATGTTTTTCCATCTTTTTTCTTAAGTATAACTTCTTCGGGGTCTACTCCTAAGAAAGACTGTATACTAGGGTCTATATAATCTACATAAGTGTACCCTACATTTACTGACTTGTACGGTTTTCTTTCATAAAAATTGCAAGACTTTTCCAGCATATAATCCCAGTCAAGTTCAAAGTTAACTTGCATATAACTTCTCAAACTTTCCTAATGAATAGTCATCTGCAACATCAAAGTCACATCCGACTGGAGCGCCTGGGATTGATAATCCTCTATCTTTTTGTATAAACTCTTGAAGCTTTTCTGAATAATGTTCTATCTCATCTTCAGGAACTTCTGCTAGTACGGAATCGTGAACAAGTGCAAATATTTTAGACTTCATGCCTGTCTTTTCTATGTATCTTTGCATATCTATACCGCCCATAAGGTTGATATCAGATGCAACTGATTGCACTAAGAAATTAATTCCACTACGCACTTCGTGTGAGGCAATTCCCTTGTCTTGTGAAAACACATCAGGTAATCTTCTCTTTCTACCAAATCTACTATATACAAATCCATTCGCTTGAATAAACTTTTTCTGATAGTCTAACCACTCACGAAGTTTAGGGAAAGCCTCAAAATAGTCTTTGATAGTATTCGCTGCGTCTTGCATACTGAAATACTCTCCACTATCTTTTGTTACTTGTTCACTAATCTTTTTCGGTCCTGCTCCGTACATGATGCCAAAGGTAACAGCTTTTGCTTGTTGTCTTTGCGCACCAAAGTTTGCTGCTATGTCGTCAACATCCCCTGGCAGTCTGAATACTTGTTTCGCAATCGTACTATGAAAATTACCGCCAGACTTAAATACATTCATAAGTCCTTTGTCATCTGCAAGTACAGCCGCACAGTATACCTCTGCTGTTGTTAAGTCCATTGCAACTATTTTGTTTCCAGCTTTTGCTTTGATACAACCTTTCACTGTTGGGTTGTCTCTTGGAAGCTGCTGCATATTCAGTTTACCACTACTACTCAATCTACCACTGGTTGTACCGTGAAGATTAAAACCTGTACGAAGTCTACCATCTCTATCGAGGTTTGGTATAATTTTATCAAGATATGTAGTTTTGATTTTAACTTTCTGTCTGACTTCTAGAATATGTTTAGGCACATCATGTTCTTCTGATAAGTTGCCAAGTACTTCGGCATCAGTTGACAGCGCACCCGTTGCGGTTTTTTTATCCGACTTGAGTCCACAATAATCAAACAGTAATGTTCTAAGTTGTAGTGTACTATTCGGATTAAATCCTTGATTATCTTCAATAAATCTTTTTACTTCAGGAAACTCATTTAGAGCTTTTACTGCTTTATCTATATCCTCGCCCATTCTTTTAGCACCAAACTCTAAACGCACAGCGTCAAAAGGAACTCCGTTGCTTTCAATACACTTCAAGAATCTACAACCTTCTACTAGAATATGTTTATATACTCCGTACAGTTTGTCATTAGTCTTTAGTGCTTTCTCAAACTTTTCAAACAATAGAAATGTAACTATAGCATCCATTGCAGCATAGTTACGCATAACATCAAAAGGAACCATACTATAATCAAATGAATCTTTAAGTATACCTGTTCTTTTCTTGAAGTCTGCTATCCAGTTGGAAAGTTCAGCTTCGTAGTCTCCATATGGAGTGTGTTTAATTGCTAGTGTTTTAAGACCATGTGTTCCAGGCCTTTCATCAAACATATAATGCATGAGCATAGTATCTTCAAAATGTGGAAACTCAAAGTTGAAATGATACTCAAACCATTGTAAATCAAACTTAGCGTTATGAAATACAACTCGTTTCTTGTTGAATATTTCTTGCATGAGTCGTTCGGATTCATCATCCATACAATCACAATCTGCATAAATACCATGCTCTTTTTCATAGGACATAGAGAAACCAAGCATGTAGCCATCACGGCAGTACAACGCTGATGTCTCAGAGTCAAGGGCTATGAAATCCCCTTGGTGGTCTAACGCTTTCTGCAGCCACGCATTTAATTCTTCTGTATCTTGTATACCATAACATCTGTCTTTCGGTATCGTAAGTTGTTTAAGTTCTCCGCTAACATATCCCGTTATGCTCTCGACGGCTTCCTCGAACGACTTCTTTGCTTCTGGTCTGAACTTTATCATTGCGGGATTGATTATTGCCAAAAACTTAGAATCAACAACTTTTCCATTGTACTCAGTTATTGATGTCTTTTTTGTAAACATTTTGAAAGGTTCGGAACCCACAACTATGAGCCAATCATACGCATCAATATCGATTTCGATATCAACATCTCTTTTCAAAATTTTCTTTTTACTAGAATCTGAACACAGGGCAAACCTGTCGAGTTCAAACTCAAAATATTTGTTCCAGTTCGTGCTGGACATTGTTGTTTCTATTAGTGCTACATTAGCCATGAGTTTTCACCACCTTTTTTGATAATTCTATTAATTCTTCCATAGTCATACTAGTCTTTGCTTGATTACACATTTTATGTACGGGTATTATATTATCAGGAGTACTTTTTCCTTGTCTACTATGTGGTACTATATGGTCTAATTGCATATCTTTACCTTTTGGTTCAATAATTAATTCTTCTCCACATATTTTACAAGGCATACGCCAGTCTACTTGTTGGTCTACTATTGTTAAATTTTCATTCTTTTTCCAATAGTCTACATATTTTTCTGATTCCATTCCGTTTTTTCCTTTTAAATCTTTAAATCTTTCTTTTAACATTTCATACACAGAGGTATGTCTATTCTCTTTCGGTTCTTGATAAATCTTATCGTCTTTTGCAATAGCATCATGTATTCTTTTGTTCAACATACCAAGAATAGTACTTCTGTATTTTTTAGTTCTTTCATAAGTTTTTGCTCTTGATACTAGATTAAAACGCGGAGCCAAGCTACCTTTACTTGGTGCACTTCCATCTGAACTAAGTTCGCTACACTTAGTTCTAATCTGTGCGTAACTAAAGCCCTCTTCATGCCAGTTATCTATCTGTTCCCAACCTATTTCTGTTTTCCATTTACCTGCTGCTGGCATATAATTTTTCCTTTAATCTTTCTATCTCTGGCTTTGTTAGATTGCCAGGGTCTATATTATCTCGTAGTTTTACTACTCTTGCAGATAGTTCTAACTTCTCTGCTAAATCTTTTGCTTTCTCAGCTGCTTGTATACCCGCCTCATCCCCATCAAACATAATGTCAACTCCTGAAACTCCTTGAAGTTTGAGTAGACTTAGTTTGACCCAATTCACTTGTTGTGTACCAAATGTACATACTGTATTCTTGAGACCTTTGTCCCAAAGGTTAAGAGCATCAAAGATGCCCTCCACCAATATAACTCTATTCTGAATAGGTTTTACTTTTGCTGGACAGAAAGGCATCTCTACCCCTTGTGGGTAGATATAATACTTTTGATTACTGAAGTCGTCCAGACTTCTACCTATTAAAGACACGGTCTTACCTGTAATATCTCGTATCGGAAAGATGATGCGATTCTCAAACTTAGGAACGTTCCATGTGAACGCATCCCATTTAGCAAGAGTTTCTTCGGAAATATTCCGAATACCACCACCTTTCCACGATAGTCTATCCTTTGGGAGTTGGATACCGACAGTTGCTGACCTGACTTTGTTGATTGATTCTTTAATTCTGTGCATACGAACTTCTAGTGGAGAAGATGGTGCGCCGTAAAATGTAAACAGATTGCCCTTATAACCGCATGAGAAACAGTGAAATATTCCTGTGACTTTATCTACTCTCATTGAAGGAGAGTTATCCTCATGTTCTGGGTTTAAGCATTTGATAAGAGCATCCCTACCACTAACGGTATACTGTATCTTTTTCTCTCTTAATAAGTCTTCTGCTATCATAATTATATATATTATATCAAATTTTTAAGGGTTTGTCAAGAACTATTTTCGGATAAGCCATGATTTATCATCAAAAGTTTGCATCATTTTTCCGCCGAACTTTTTGTTAACTGCTTTGTGTACTTCAGGCCAATACTCAGGATTATAGTCATGCCCGCCCATATACCCGCCTGGTTTTACTTTCGGCCAGTATAAGTCTAAATCTTGTGCTACTGCTTCTCCTCTATGGTCACCGTCTAGGTATACTAAATCAAATACACCATTCATAAATTTATTTGAAATGTTTTGAGAGTAATCCCTATGAAATTCAATGTAGTCCCAATATCTGCAATTAATCTTTGCCTCCATAAATACTTCATGACCACAGCCATAGAAATAAGGGTCTATTGTATGAATCTTTTTAAACTTACCACTAGAAGCAAACATTGCAGTACTCTCTCCTGCATATGTTCCTACCTCTATCATATGTCCATCAGATATATCCAAGCAGTTTATAAGACCTACTAAACCAAACCATTCTCTATTAGGTTTTACATTCCAATTTGATGGGGGACTAAAACGCATACTCCCCCACTCAGGAAGTCCACCCTCTAGGTAGTTCTCAGGTTTGTTTGTGTTTCCAGCCATCTAGCTCGTCTCCTATCTTTTCAAATTCTTTGTAGTCTGTTCCCGTAGAGTCTGCACCATTCTCCTCGTAGTACATTGACTTCCATACTAATTCTAGCATTTGGAAATAGATTGCTACCATTCTGTCTCTTTCTTTCGTCTGACCCCATAGATAGAATACTAACCACCATTCTTTATCGAATCGGCATACTCTTATCTCTTGCCCATGTAGGGCAGGGAGTTCCTGAAGACATCTCATCCTCTGACTCCCTGCTATGGGGTACCAGTTTGGCATGCAGAGTATGGGAGATTTTACTCCGTCTTTTGCCAAACTTTCCCTTAACTTTTTATTTAGCGGAACGTTTTGTATATTTTCTTTTACTTTGTCTTGTTCTAGTAACCATCCAACTGTTCTCACATACCAAGTATGTGGAGGTAATGGTACTAGTTCCGCAGTTTCTCTACTTACTCTATCATAAGCCACTGTCCATCTCCCTATATCTTTGATTCCATTCATCTTCGTAGATTAATCTAAATTCTTCTAGTGTAGGAAAAGGTATTTCTATTCCTTGTCTGTTTGTTCCTATTAATTTTTGCAGGTACGTTGTGTACGCTACTTTAAGTTGTTTTTCTGTGTACAAAAGCATTGTTTGTTTTCCTGTTAAAATAATATTTAAGTGCTAATTCATATATTCCTGCAACTCCATCAACTTGCCAGTGTTCTTTTGCATTCCCTATAGCTCCAATATATTTATCTTCTCGCCATATATGAAAACCTGTTTTGCTGGATAGTTCGTTCCATTCTGCACTATTTTCTTCGTTTCTTAGTAATGGTAGTATTCTGTCATTGTCGAATACTATCTCGTATAATCTGTTATCTGTCCTGTGTTGAGCTGTTAGTTTTATGTCTCTGTTCCCATTTGCATCAGTTTTTAACTTAGTAATACCTGGAAATAATCTTCCTAATGTTTTATAGCTATTTATATCATAGCTAACTACCCATGCTTGCATAGGTAAGTTTAGCACTTTATTTAGCATAAGTCTATTCATACCTGGATGTATAGCAAACTGTTTTGTTTGGTCACTATACCATATTACAACTGGGTTAACGAACCCACGGCTCAACACATCTTTTATAAAAGCGTACAGTCTTATGTCTAATCTATTCTGCTGTCGCTCGTACCATCCTTCTACATTCCATAAGTCTACAGATGGTATTGTTCTTAGTAAATCTTTTGTTGATATTTCTCCAATACATATTCTTTGTTGTAAAGGATTATAAATCATAGGAGCTTTCTCCTGTTGACATTGCTTCTTTCATTTCGGCTCTTTCGTCTGGGTCTATCTCATTTTGAGGGCCGATTCTCAAACTATCCCAGTTCATTGTAGATACAAAACCTTCTACTTTTCCATTTCTCATCTTATCACATTTCAACTTGATTGCAGGTTCTGTATCGCCCCAATGCTGAATACTGTAGGCAGCATCAACTGCGTCAAGTATACCCTTGGCAAATCTTGCTTCTCCTTTTTCGTTTGTTTGAAATGCTGAGAGAACAAGGACATTGTTCTCCTGGGCTAAAGATTTTAACCCTTTTGATATCTCTATCTGCTCAGTCCATTCGTACTGACCACCTCGACTCGGGGCGTTGTGGCGTCTGACTTGGTTTAGGTAATCAACTATAACTACTCCAAGGTCTGGAGTAGCGGCAACCTTTTGTCTTACTACACTAATAATTTTAGCTAGTGTAAGACTTGGGTCATAATAAATATCGACTTGAGGGATATCTTCACGCAAAGGGTTACGAGTCAACTGATAATGAAACTTGTCAAAATCCTGATGATCGTTGTACTCTTCACGAGCTTCTTCTCCTTTCTCAAATCTTCCTGCCCACCAATCAGCAATCTTAGACCATTCCATAGGGGATAGGTTTTTAGTGTTGATTCGTTTGATAGGAACATTACATGCCATAGCACAAATCCTTTGAAGAATTTGTCTTGGTTCCATCTCGATTGTAAAGTATAAAGCCGACTTACCTTTTTCGGTAGCTGACTGTGCAACGTTACAACAAGTGAATGATTTACCTCCACCACGACTTCCGCCAACAACGACTAAGTCTTTGGGAGAGAATTTATAGTCAAAATCATACTCTGAATTAAGACCCAGAGGAAGGTATTTTGCATAGTCTTCCTCACTATCAAATAGCTCTATAGTATCCATACTTTCGTTATCGCTAGTAGTTTCTACTCTATCTTCTACTTGTACTACAATCTCTTGTAACAAGTCAATGTTCTCACGAGCATCGCCGATAGCTATTTGAGTATCCACAAAAGATTCAATTCTAGTAAGAATTTCACTTTGTGTAAATTGATTTTTTAAATAATCTAGCAAAAGAATAGCATCGACATCTGTTTCCACCGTTTCGATGGCATAGATTTTTTCTTGGAGTTCTCTTGAACGAATCTCCAGTTTTAAATCTTCAAATGTTGGTAAGTCATGATACTTGTGTACGTGTTTATCTACTATCTTCCACAGTTTTCGGTACTCACCTTCTGGAAAGTAGTGTTCTTTCAGACCATTCCATGCCTGAAAATCACCGTTTGCAAGTATTTGCTTAAGTAATGCACTTTCTAATGTCAATTGAATCTCCCAAGACAATTATTAAATTATAAAAAAGGCGAGGCAATCCCGAAGGAAAGCTCGCCCGCGATGAATAGGTATTAGCCTATTTCTTTTTTAGCAGCTCCGTTATAGTCTGAGCACTGTAGACCTCTTCTAGTAAGCATTGTTTTCACGCCTCTTACTGTTTTGCCGATTTCATCAGCAATTTCTTCAACAGTCATGCCGTCAATGTCGACACCTGCTAAAGGGTCAGCTTTGCTAGAACCTTTAGTTTCTTTCTGCTTAGGAATAGCATTGATTTCACCAGCTCTTAGTAGTGATAAAGCTTTTCCTCTGATTGAATTTACGCTTCTGCCCATAGCTTCTGCAATATCTTCAATGAACGCACCATCATTAACTAATGATACGAACTGTCCTTCTTCCTGTTCGTTGTATGACTTTACAGTCTCAACTTTAGGTGCAGGTTTAACATGTTCTGTTAACTGCATAGAAAGGATTTTTCCTTGAATTGACTTAGCTGAAAAAGCTCCGCCTTCAAAGTTTGATGCAATTTCTGCATATGTGTAAGAACCTGAGTTGTCTTGCACAAAAGTGCTAAGAGTTGCTTCTTGGTCGTCTGAAAAAGACTTAGAAGCTGAAGCAGAAGCTAGTTCTACATCATAACCCATTTTTCTTAATTTGCTAGATACACTTCTTACAGAAGTTTCTAACTGCTCTGCTGCTGAAGCAACAGTAGTTTGTGAGATAGGGGACTCACTGCCCACGAAAGAAGTTAACTCTGAAGTTCTTTCGTCTGTCCATTTTGGTAATGCCATTTTTAATTTTCTCCAATTAAATGTTTAATATTACTTATTATTATAACACCTCGGTCACGAGCTGTCTGTGTTTTTGCTGACTCAATGCCTGACTCATTTATAAGATGAGTGCATACTTTTGTTAGACTTGATTTTACTACGAATCCATACTGTTCTAATACTTTAGTAGCATGAGCTTTCGTAGGATAACTTTTTAACTTACCACTTATACATACAACACCAGTGACCTCTTTCTTTTTATTAATTTTATTATTCCAATTGAAGGGTAATGTGTCTTTGTATCTGTTAGGATAGAATTCAGTTTCCATGAAATTTACCAAGTTAGCTGATGCTTTTGGTCCGATACCTGCCTCAGTACAACTGTTCTCGCTAATATCTTCGATGTTTGATATTGTATCGCATAATTTTTGAGAAGCCGACCGACCAATAAGTGGTATTGAGAAAGCAGGTAGAACGTCTACCAACTTGCTACTCTTAGACTTTTCTAGTTCGTCAAAGAGTTTCTCAGCTAATTTTTCACTATGTATTCTATTCTGTATTTCTGATACAGTAAGTTCATAAAGCTCGGGCAGAGACTCAACACCTAACTTAGAGATAGTTGAAGGCCCAAGCCCTTTTATTTTAAGAGAAGATGAAAAGGACTCTAACTTTTTAGTCCACTGCGCAGGACACTTTGTGTTTCTGCAGAACAACTGCTCGTTTACTAACTCCAGTATGGAGTCACAACAAGGACAGTTAGTCGGTGGTGTAATCGTTGTCATTTCTTTTCTCTCTCAAATATATAATATATTATACAAAAAGTTTAAGCATCTGTCAAGAACTATTTTTGAATTGCTCAGGAAAATTTCCACATTCAAAATTTACTACTCCTCGTAGATGTGTGTATCTTCTACAATGTTTCGATTTTTCCATTGAAAGTATAATGCCTTTAGTTTTTTAACTAAAGAGTTTGTCCAATTTTTTATCATAAATATCCTCTATTATTTTATCTGCCATCGCCCTATGACCATCTTCTAGTGGGTGGTCCATAGGTCCGTAGGTTGTTTGTAATCTGTACTTAGTTAATTCGTAGAATCCTTCTTCTGCTAACTCTGGTATTTCTCTAAGAAAATCATCTTTGTTCATACCATACTGTTGTTCCCATACTACATTTGCTCCTTCTTTCTTTACTTCATCTAGTGAGTCAATAGCGCAGTCTATCTGTCCTTTACTCATCCAGTAGTATAAGTGCGGAATACCTAATCCATTTAGCAAGTGTCTAAGATATATCATTTGCATAAGAGTTTCGTGAAGATTCCATTTAATATTTCTACAATATCTCATGTAGTTCTTCCAACCGTCATGTTGATTTCTAGTCATATCAGGGTGGCAATATATTTCACTTCTTTTTATATCTAAGTTTTTCTTATCAAATGCAAATCTAATATGTCCTACTTGTCTCCAAACATTTTCATCATTTAAATACTCTACTCTATTCGGACCTGACCATAATATTATTGCTATTTTAGGTTTATCTGGCATCTGTATCATATCAGTACTAGTAACTCTTAGTATTCTGTCGTTACCGCCACCTATCTTAGATGATCTACTCCAAGTTTGGTCAAAATGTTCAGCAACTAAATGTGTATAACATCCATTAAATCTATCTTGTAGTTCCATTCCTTGAGTAAAACTATCCCCATTATAGTAAATTTCAGGACGTGTGCTAGTATATCTTTTACACTGTCCTGGGTTGTCTATATAATTTAAATCTAGTACTGACTCGCTCAAAATACTTTTACTCCATATCTTTTTTCAAATAACTTGGCGTCTTCCCATGTGTTAACCATAGGCTGCCCTTTAATGTTTAAACTTGTATTTAATAACATTGGTATTTTTGTCACTTCGTAGTACGCCTCTAGTATGGGTCGCAGTGCTGATGTGCTGTTTTTTCTAACCACTTGTACTCTTGCAGTTCCATCAACATGGGTGACTGCTGTGTGGTCG